AACAGTTTCTTAACATGCTTAATGAGTCTGGACAAGATACTGGTGTTCCTAGTCAAGAAGTAGAGTTACCAGAAAAACTAAAGAAGCTTCATGCTTCTAATTACAGAGATAAAAGAGCTGAGATGGGTGAAACTGCTCTCAGTATTATTGTAGATCAACAACAACTAGAAGAAAAGTTTAAAAGGTTATTTAGAGATTGGTTAATAGCGGGTGAATCTTATTCTTACAAAGGAATAAGAGGAGATAGAATGATTTATGAAAGAGTTTCACCTCTTGACATGGATTACGACAAATCTCCCGATACAGAATACGTAGAAGATGGTCAATGGTGTGTACGTAGAATGTACATGACTCCTGCTGATGTTATTGATAACTTCCACAAGGAATTAGATGATAAAGAAATTGATACCATTGAAGATGAGAATGGACATATCACATTTAGGGCTGTAGGAACAGGAACACAAAGAGCTTTACGTGATGATAGGGATTTAAGACGTACTAAAGTTGTGGTATTCCATGTAGTATGGAAGTACATGAAGAAGATAGGTATTCTATCCTTCTCTAATCCAATGACTGGAGAGATAGAAGAAATAGAAGTACCTGAAACATATAAACCTGATAAAGAATTAGGAGAATCAGTAGAATGGTTCTGGATAAATGAAGTATGGGAAGGTTATAGAATTGGTGCAGGTGTTGGATCTGCTACACCAGGTTTCTACCTTGGTATTAAACCATTAGAAGGACAAAGAAACGTTAAGAACAATGCTTCTATCTGTAAACTACCCTACAACGGTAAAAGATTTTCAGATACACACTCGCAGAATGTTTCCATTGTAGAAATGGGGCTACCATACGAAACACTTCATCGTATTCTGCACTTTCAATTAGAAAAAACAATAGCTAAATCTAAAGGTAAGATATTATCTATGGATTGGAATGCTATTCCCAAGAAATACGGGTGGGATGAAGAGAAATGGTTGTATTGGGCTGATGCTATGGGTGTAGCTTTCTTAGACCGCAACCAACCAGGTGCGGATAAGTCATTCAATCAATACCAGGCTATTGATATGGGGTTGTACCAACATATTAACAACTTGATTGAGTTGATTGAATATGTTAAACGTGAGTGGGATGAACTCTTAGGAGTTTCAAGACAACGTAAAGGTCAACAAATGGCTTCTGATTCTGTAAGAGGAACACAAGCTGCTATTAGTCAATCAACAACTATCTCAGAGGTAGTATTTTCAAGATATGAAGAATTCGTTAGGTCTGAGCTGCAAGGTCTTCTTGACCTGTCAAAAATTGTGTGGCAAGATGGATTTAATGCTGCTCATCAAGGGGATGACTTACGTACTCAAATCCTTAACATAGATGAAGGGTTCACTGAATCAGAAATGGGGGTATTCATCTCTCGTTCCCCAAGGGATTTACAGAATCTTGAAATGGTTAGGCAGCAAGTCCAAGCTTTTGCACAAAATGGTGTGGCTCCATCTACTATTGTCGAAGTAGTACAAGCTCGTTCACTCTCTAAACTATCTAATGTTCTTAAAGAGTTTGAAGCTAAAGCAATGGAAGCACAGCAACAAAATGCTGCTGCTGAACAACAAGGAGCTGAGAAGTTAGAAGAAATAAGAGGACAGTATCAACAACTTCAAGGTATAATTGATGAAAGACTTCTTCATGTTAAGTATGATAGAGAAGAAGACTTAGAGCTTCTTAAACAAACTGGAGAAGACCAGAATGTAACTGAAGTATCAGATCCTAATGCTGGTGCTAAACTAGCAATGGATGATAGAAACAAGCAAAGAGAATTAGCTTTAAAAGAAAGATCAGAAACTATTAAAGCAAGACAGAAAGACAGAGAACTTGACTTTAAAGATAAAGAACTAGTTGCAAAAGAACGTATAGCCGATAAGAAAAATTCTACTATGTTAAAGAACAAAACCAACGCGGAAGCTAAAAAATCTAAATCAAAATAATATCACATGAATTCTAATGGTCACAATTTTAGTAATGAGGTAGGAGCAATCCTAACAGGAGCAGTAACAGGAGTAAGTATTGGCTCATTTATTTTTCAGGCGCTTGCTACAGTAGTCCTGGGTGCTCTGGGTGCGCTGGGAGGATGGTTATTCCTTGAATTTGCTCAACCTTACCTTAAAGCAAAATTTGGAAAGAAAAAGAACAACAAAGCTTAATAAACTTAAGGTAATAGTTAGACATTTTGTAGATAATAAACAACGAACTACTTTTGAATAAACAAAACAACTATGGCGAAGAAAACAACTAAAGGTGCGTCCTTAGACGACTTCTTTGAAGAAAACTTGGACCTAACTGAAACAGAAGAGGAACAAGAAGAAACTCAGGAAGAAGAACAAGACGAACAGGAAGAAAAAGAAGAGAAGAAAAAACCTCAACCTAAAGGTAAGAAAAAAGATGAGGAAGAAACTGATGAGTCTGAAGAAGACGAACCAGAAAAGAAACCAAAATCTAAAGAAAAGGAAAAACCTAAAAAGGTAGAGAAAGAAGAAGAGACTGAATCTGAAAAGGAGGAGGAATCTGAGGAAGAACAAGAAGAGGATGAACCCTCTGAAGTTGATCCTAAAGCGTTCTTTGAAGAAGTTGATAAGATAACAGGCATGTCTGTTGATGTAGATTTTGGGGATAAAGACCCATTAACTCCAGAAGGCATAGCAATTAGAGAAAAAGCTGTACGTGAAGATGCTCTGGATACTTTTCTTACTGAAATAGAAGAAAAACATCCACAAGCATTTAAAGCTTTACAACATGCTTACAATGGTGGTAACATTGCTGATTTGTTTAAAGAGATAACTACTAGAGATTATTCTAAAGTAGAACTCAAAGACGAAGATGAAGCATTGGCTACTGAGATTCTAAAAGAATACTACCAAAGTAAAGGAATCAAGAGTGAAGCACGTATCAAGAAATTAATTGAAACTGCTCAAGATTCTGAAGAAGGTTTAGTTGGAGAAGCAAGACCTTTGTTGGAAGAAATGCAAGCTGAACAAGCTGAAAAACAACAGAAGACTGCTGAAGAACAGAAGAAAGTAGCTGCTGAAGCCAGGAAGAAGGAAACTCTTCTTGTTGGAGCAATAGATGAAGTACTTGAGAAAGGTATTCTATCTACATTCAAACTACAGCCTAAAGAAGGTAAAGAATTTAGAAACTTTATCCACTCTTCTGTAACTAAGATTAATGATAAGTATACTTTCAAAATGGAAGTAGAACCAGCAAACTTAGAAAAACAACTTCAATACCTGTACTTCCAGTTTAAAAAAGGAAATCTACAGGACTTGGTACAGATCAAGAAAGAAACACAGAACACAGAAAAGTTGAGGCTTAGGATTAAAAGTGAACAAGCTGCTCCTAAGAAGTCAACAGAACAAGAAAAGAAAAGTAACTGGTCTTTAAAAGACTACGAAGAATAAAACTAAAAATTAAATTAAAAATTAAATACAATGGCAGGAAATCGCGGTAATAAGTTTCGTTTTCAAATGCAGCAGGAGATCTTCGACTCGAAGAGTATGGCTGATGAACAAAACTTCTATGCAGCTCGTCACGGCAAACCAGATGAGTTGACTCAAAAACTAACTTGGTTGCTTGGTGATAACACCAAATCATTCCCTCTTGCAATGGCAACGATGGGAGATATTGTTTCAGCAGCAGGTGGTTTCAAGAAAACCAACTCTAAAGTTCGTGAACTTGATGATCCCCAATTCACTTGGCCAGTAATGAGCCGTTTGAACAAAGCTGTTGAAGTAGCAGAAACTAACAGCACTACTGATCTAGGATTGGGCCAAGGCACTTTTAAAGTAAAGTTCAAAGATAATTGGTTCAAGCGTAATTACATGATTGAATCTCCTCTTGGGGTTCAAGCTTATATTCTTGGTGATGGTGTTAAACAAGGTGATGGTACTTATGAGTATACACTCCAACTTAATGCTGTTTCTGACCTAGCTATTTGTCCCTCTTCTGAAGTAGCTGCTGGAGTATTGTGGTGCGATCTTAACACCTTTAACGCTCAATCAGAATCTCGTGGTACTGAGTTTAAGCGTGTAGCTCCTGGTAAATTTAAAAACCAGTTGTCTATCATCCGTATGTCACATCAGTGGGCTGGTAATGCTGCTAACAAAGTAATGTCAATTACTATCAATGCAGAGAACAAAGAACCATTGAAATTGTGGATGGATTTTGAACAATATCAATTTGAACGTGCTTGGTTGGAAGAAATCGAACACTTATTCTGGTATTCTCGCTACAACCGTAGGGCCAATGGTTCAATTCCTCTCCGTGACTATATCACAGGTAAAGAAATTTTGACTGGTGGTGGTATTCTTGAGCAAGTTAACAACTACACTCAATATACTCGTTTAACCTATAACTTCTTGCAGAATGTTGTAGCAAATGCTTTCTTTGGTCAATCTGATACTGATGGTATGTCAATCACTCTTTACACTGGTAAAGGTGGTATGCGTGAGTTTGACCGTGCAATGAAAGAAGGTGGTACTATTCAGAACTTGCTTGCTCAAGGTGCTGGTAACATCGCAGATAAGTTTGTACTTGGAACAGGTTACGACTTAGCTTCTCATGGCTTCTTCAATGCAATGTATCATATTGATGGTTATTACATCAAAGTAAAACATAATCCTATCTTCGATTACGGTCGTAGAGCAGTAAAATCACCTCTGCACCCTGAAACTGGATTCCCTTTGGAGTCTTACAGAATGGTGTTTATTGATGATGGTATGTTTGATGGTGAACCTAACTTGCAATTCGTATGCGAAAAAGGTCGTAGAATGTTGCATGGTGTAGTTCAAGGTTTGACTCCACTGCCTAAGCAATACCGTATCATGTCTGGTTTGAACAACTTCTCTAATGGGGATTTGGCTTCAATTAACTCAGATATTGATGCAGCTTCTTACCACCGTCTTGCTTCTTGCGGTGTAAACTTGAGACGTGGTAATACAAGTCTCCACATGGCTATCAACCCTAGTGTGGTTAGTTAATGTAAATAAATGTTACCAAATTCTTGTTTTATATTGTTAGAGTACTTATTTTTGTACTTTAACAATATAAAATATGGAAGATAATGAAATTTGGAGGATAATAGACGATTATCCTAAGTATGAGGTTTCTAGTACTGGTGTAATTAGACAGATAGAAACTAAAAAAATAGTCCAACTAGAGTACCCAAAAGTTGCTCTAAAAAATGATGATTACAGAGGAAATAACACTAGGAAGGTAAAATATGTACCTGTACATAGAATTATGGCGAAAGCCTTTATTCCTAACCCTGAAACAAAACCTTTTGTAAACCATAAAGATGGTGTTAAAACCAACTTTAATTTAGATAACTTACAATGGAGCACTCATAAAGAAAATGTAAGCCATGCTATACAAACTGGATTAGCTGATTATGAAAGATGTAGAAATTTTCCTGTAGTTGGAAAAAACATGAGAACTTTAGAAGTAAAAGAATGGTCTAGTACCAGAAAAGCAGCTAAAGAACTAGGATACTCAAGTACTACAGTAAGTGCTGCATGTTTAGGTAAACAAGGTAGAGTAGGATATTGGAAATTCGTCTTTAAAAAGGACTTAAACGAAAATAGCTTTAGTGAAATGAAATACGTAAACAGGTACAATACAAAACCTGTACTACAAATGGATAAAATCACTGGAGAAGTTATAAAAGAATACGCTTCTGCAAGAGAGGCTAATACCGTAACTGGCACAAGTTTTACAAAGATTTGTTCAGTTTGTAAAGGTAATAGACAAACTGCTGGAGGGTTCAAATGGAAATATAAAGAAACTTAAAAAATATTAATGAAAACAATTGTTAGAGATACACTCGCTTCACTTCAAGGTATTGATCCCCAATACCTTGATTTTAATGATATTGCCTATGTAGTAGCTGATACTACTACAGCTAATAATGGTGTTTACCGCCTGGCCTACAACGTTTCATCTACTCGTAAAGCAGATGATTCTAACTGGGTAAAAGCTGGTGGTTTAATTAATCGTGTTATTCTAGCTTCAGATGTACCAAACTCTGCTGCTGATACGTTAGCTAACGTAACTGGTCTTGCCTTTCCAATGTTGAATGGTAAAACTTATAAATTTAGAGCTTTGTGTGTTTACACAGCAGATGCTACTACTTCCGGTTCACGCTGGACAGTAAATAGTACAACTGCTCCAACAGCCCTTCACTACACTTCAGAGTATAGCTTAACTACTACTACTGTCACTAAAAATACAGGATTAACTACTCGTCAAGCTCCTGCTGCTGCTAATGCTACTTCTGCTGCTACAGCAGGTAACATTGCGATCATAGAAGGTGTAATTACTGCTGGTGCTTCTGAAAACCTACAAGTACAATTTGCTGCTGAGGCTGGTACTATTACCGCTAAAGCAACTTTCTCCACCTTAGAGTGGGAACAAATAGCATAAAGACTTCTTTTTTCATAGTTGTTTGTTTAGAGTTGGCTTCAGAAATGAAGCCTTCTTTTTGACCTTTTTAAACTAAGCTCTATAAATAGCAGCTATTGGATTCTAACTTTACAGAGTTGATATTTGCTGAATATTAAACAAAACAAACAACATGGATAAATTTATTGAAGTAAAACGGTTTTTTGGACTAATTGAAGAAGCGCAAGCTGATCCAGATGTTCAATCCTGGTTAGGAGAGTCTTATCGTGCTATTGGTCCTTATTTCGTTAATAAAGCA